CTTTCCGTGTCGTCGATTGTTGAATTGGCGTATCGCCGCCGTTTTTGTCTTCTTCGCGGCGCTTTGGTGCGGGCGGAGGGACTTGAACCCCCACGGCGCAAGCCACTGGAACCTAAATCCAGCACCTATGGAATACTTCGACGAGGTTCCTCAGTGAAATCATAGGCTTACCGAGTGGCCCCTAGTGGCTGGCGCCCTGTCCTTCCGGCTGATGGCCGGCTTGTGGCACGTAAGCGGCCACAGGGGGCTGCGAATAGATGCGACCGTTTACATCTACCGTGCTGTGGATAGCAAGTTGATTTATGGCCGAGATCAGCGCGGTCGGGCTCAGGTGGATATACCGCATCGTCGTCGCGATCTGCGAGTGGCCGGCCAGCGCTTGGATGATCTGCACCGACACGCCCAGGTCGGCGAGGCGCGAGCAGAACTCATGGCGCAGGGCGTGCGGGATGAACTCAGGGTCCGCCGCGTGGCCCAGCCCGGTGCGCATCGAGCGCCACTTGGCGACGATCTGGACCGTGGTCAGGTCGGGGAACAGCAGGCCCTTAGGGTTCGCCTCGCGGCGCCGCTTGATGACGGCTGCGACCGCCGGGGTGACGGGCACCGAGCGGTTGACCTTGCTCTTCGCCTTGACGCCGAAGACCTTGACATAGGTCGGGTCGCTGGTGGTCCCGTCGTCGAGGGCCAGCACCTCGCTCTGGCGCAGCCCGGTACCGATGGAGATGCGGACGTAGTCGGCCATGTCCGCGTTCCCGGTCAGCTCGAAGTAGCCGATGATCTGGCGTTCCTCGTCGGGCGTGATGCGCCGGATGCGGCCCTCGCTCTCCTTGAACAGCCGGTGGCGCGGCGCCTTGTCGATGATCTCCAGCTCGACGGCTTCCTTCATCATCGTGTTGAAGGCCGAGAGCTTGCGATTGATGGTCGCCGTTGCGGCCCCCTCTTCCCGCAGCGCCATCACCAGCCGGCCGACCTCCATCTTGCCCACGGCGCGGATGGGCGTCTCGCGGCCGAGGATGCGGACCACCGAGGTGGCGTTGATGGTCGCCGTCTTGGCCGACTTCTGCTGGTTCCAGCGGGTGCGCAGGGTCCAGTCGAGCAGCTCGCCCATGGTATAGGGCTTGCCCGAGGCGACCGAGGCTGCACGGGCGGATTGCTCCCCCATGTCGGGTAGATTGCCGCGTAGCAAAGCCGCCAGACTGTCGGCTTCCCACTGCTTCGCGGCCAGCTCGGTCGTGAACGAGCGGCGATACCGCGCGCCCTTGTGGCGGATGGAGGCTTGCCAAGAGGCGCCTCGTGGTGTCACAGACATGCCGTTCTCCTTGAGTGAAGTCCCGCCGCCCGGCTGGCGAAACTGGTAGACGCACTTGGTTTAGGTCCAAGCGCCGCGAGGCGTGGGGGTTCAAGTCCCTCGCCGGGCACCACTATCCTCCGATCAGCCTGCCGCCTTGTGGGCGCGGAAGGTCATCGAAGCGTGTTCCTTGGGGGTCGGGCTCTCGAAGCTCGTGATGATCTCGGTGGGCCGAACCGTCCGCAGGATGTCCCGCATCAGCGTCCGGCCCCGAGGGGTCAGAAACATGATCTTTCGGCGCCCTTCCTTCGGGTCCGGCACGGCCTCAACCAGTCCATAGCCCGGCTTCCCGAACCGATGCCACTCGCCGAGCGCCGCGACATTGCGCGAGCATGCTGACTGCGACAGGCCCGTCTGATCCGACAGCTCCTGCATCGTCAGCCCCGGATGGAGGGCCACACAGAGAAACGACTGCGCGACCTGAGTGGGCATCACGTCATCGATAGCGCGAAGGACACCGATCACCTTGATCAGCATGTCAATGTCCCTGCCGAAGTTCTCAGCCATGATCGTCTCCAACGAAACTGGTCCCCAACGTCAGAGGCGTACCATCGGGTTCACCTGAAATGCAACCCTTAGGTGGGCAGGACCGCTCAAAACAACGAGCTGATCCACCCGACAACGTCATCCGCGTTGGTCATGAAAGCCGTGGTCAGGCTCGCTAGAGCCCCGCACCACCGCGCGGTTCGCCTAAAGTCCAGCCGGGCGACGACGTGAAGCCGTCCGGCGAAGATCATCAATTCCCCTCGGCTCAACTCTGCGTCGAGCCATCGGTTCCCGCAAAGGGCGCTGGGAAACTCGGCGTAAACCTCGCCGACCGGAAGTCGAAGATACGTGGTGTGCATCTAGTGTCAGGGCCTCGTGCGCGGCCGGGGCCGGCGCTTTTTCGTGTTAGCAGGACAACCGCCTGCAGCAATCCCAAGTTCAAGATAACACACAACAAAATCTCGGTTCGAGGGATGCTCGGAGCGTCTATCAGGAACCAAAACGCTCCGCGAGCAGGGAAGTGGGGTAAGCGTTGACCCAGCGGATGCCATTTTGACGCAGCCACGGGCACGCCTCAACTTTCACAACCTCAAGCTCACGCTCGCGCGCCCGGTGCTTGAGCCAGAAGCCGTCGCGTTTGGTCGCCTCAGGATCACGGTCGAGGAGGTCGAGGACGACCGGATCATGCTTCGCGAGGTAGCCGAGCACGGTGTCGAAGCCGGGCGGACAGGGCGACAGGAAGCGAATGTCCACGCGCGGCGGGCGGGTCGTCTCAGGCTGCTCTTCGATGGCCACCTCGCCGCCCATGGCTTCCATGAAAGCGAAGAGGCTCGCGGCCCCGAGGATCGTGTTGATGCGCTCCCCGTCAGGGAACTTCGCGGTGACGATGATCTTGCTCATTTGGCGGGGGTCTCCGTGACGGTGAGGATCAGGCCGGTGAGCCGGTCCTGCCAGTAGGTGACGACGAAGCGCCGCCGGTATCGGGTGCGAACCTTGCGAAACTTGTTCGGCATGGCGTAATCTCCCTAGGACATAAATCCTATCTCGACGTGAACGGAAAGAGAACATGCCCCCATTATCCACAGGCCATTCGGCCGCACCCGACCCCTTCCGAGCGCTCCGTCTGGAGCAATGTCAGGGGCGGGCGAGGTGCGTGAACTGCGGCCATGTGGGGGCGCTGGACCTCTCGGCGCGTGATCCGAAGATGCCCGCCGTGGACCTCGAAAGGGCCTTGCGGTGCAGCTCGTGCGGCGAGAGGGGAACAAGCCTCCTGCTACGCAAGGAGGGCGGGCTTTGACCGCGACCATCGGGCAGTGGGGACTGCCCTAGGTTTCGCCCTAGGAGGGCTCGTCAGGCGGACTATCGAAGGCGGGCGAAGCAAGCCGCAGCCTCGCGCTCCATCTCGCGGACCTCGGCGAGGATCTTCTCGACCTCGTCATGGTCGATGTTCGGGTCATCCACGAAGGGGTCATAGCCGACCAGTTCGAGGAACTGGCGGGCCAGCTCGACGCGGCGTTCGGTGGGTTCAAAGGTCATTGGATGGTCCTCAGTTCTAGCGGATAGGCAGTGCCCACAGAGCGCCGAGGTGCGCGGCGATCTCATAGGCCCGCTCGCGGTCGCCGGCCGGGCCATCGGTGACGCATTCGAGCCCGAGCTGGGCGCTGTTGGCGTGGTAGTGGCCATAGACCGACCAGAACTGCGCCTCGGCGTCTGGCACCTGCTCGACGAACTCCCCGCCCTCCCCGTCAGGGAACAGCGCGCAGCCGTGGACCTCCAGCCAGTCCCAATCGGCCGCGAGGAGGATCGAGGGCTCAAGGCCCTCCTCGCAGCAGTTGAACAGCTCGGCTTCCGTGAACGTGGTCATGGCGTGTCCTTCACTTCGATGGGCGTCAGGGTCCGCAGCGCGCGGAACGGATGGTCGCGGTAGAAGCGGCAAGCCGCCTCGAATGGGTGTGCGGCTTCGACGAGGCAGAAGCCCGAGCCCTGCCAGCGGGTGAGCCGGTAGTTGGCGAGGTAGACGACCGTCATCGGGTCGCCCTCGCGCTCTCCTCGGCGGTCATGTCGCAAGGGTCGAACACGAGGATGCCGGGCAGGTACTTGGGGCCGCTGGTGTGCCCAAGGAACGCCATCTCGGCCTTCTCGACGGGCATCCGATGGGTGCCCATGACGTGGACGAAAGTGCTGTCGAAGTCGGGATTGAACGAGACGGCCTTGCCGAGGCGCTGGCCGGCCCTGAGGTAGGCGGCATCGGCCTGCCCCCAGAGGTGATATTGCAGCCCCGTCCCGGTCTCGGTATCGACCGCTTCAAGGTCGCCGAGGAGGTACGGGCCGGCCTTCGTGATCACCAGCTTGACGTTGCGCAGCAGCACGCGCTCGGCGGTGCCGGTGAGCACGCGCTTGGTCCGGTCATCCTTGAGCGTCCAGCGCCGGACGCGGCTGTTCCAGTTGCAGCGAACGCGCATCAGAAGAACTCCCTCAGGTCAAAGCGGGGATTGCGATAGCCGGCGACAAAGTCCGGCTCGGCGCCCTCGAACTGCCATCCGATCTCCCTCGGCATGGCGTAGAGCTGGTGCGCCACGTCGCCGAGGTGGCGGGCAAACTGGCGCTGGTTGGCGACCTCGAACGGGCCGAAGGTGCGCTGCGAGAGAGGGTCGAAGAAGGTGACGCGAGGGGCCATCAGCGGGCGCCCTCCTCGATCAGCAGGACCGAGCGGATGAGCTTGCGGCGTCCCCAAAACGCATGGATCGGCTTCGGCCCGAGCTGGTCCAGCACGACACCGTCACGGACCATCTGCACATGGCCGGTGGTCCAGACGTAGTAGAGGCGACCGGGCTCGGCGCGGCGCCGCACGAACGACACCAGCGTCTCGCGGAACAGGAAGTTGATGGGCCGGAAGCGGACGCCGAACCAGCGGAGAGCCGCCAGCCGCTCATTGTGCGTGGTGCGGCCCTTCCAGTTGCCGCGCTTGCCGGCCGACATGACGCGCCATGCGTCCTCGAACGGGCAACCAGCGGCGACCGCGACCGCAGTCACGCCGCAGTTAGGGCCGGGCCGAGCGCCGGCAGGCAGGGCGAAACCCTCGCTCATCGCGCGCCCTCCCCTGCCACGATCACCACCTTGCAGCGCCAGCCGGCCAGCATACGGGCGATCTTGACCGCCTCTTTGCGGCCTGCAGCGTCCCGAGTGATCACGATGGGCTTCCCGAGCCAGCCGGGCGCATCGTCGAACGTCGCGATTTGCCAGCGCTTCGGGGCCAGCTTGGAGACCTGATAGACGCGCATCAGCGGGCTCCCTTGCGGGCCGCAGGCGGCAGGTCCAGAGGGTGCGTGTCGTCGAAACCGTCGATCATCGGGGCTCTCCCGTTCGTGTCGCTGACAGGCTCGTCAGGCGGCGCCTCACGCCGCGACCATCGGGCAGACGGTGCTGCCCTAGGTTTCGCCTTGCATTCTTGGGGTGCATAGATCAGTCGACGACAAACCCTGAGGTGTCGCGCTTGGCGTTGCCCTTGGCGTAGAGGCCGACCACCACGCCCTTGGGATCGAGGAACCGAAGGTCCGTTTCGTCGCCGTTGACCACCTCAGCGACGACATAGTCGCCAGCCGCTGCCAGAGCGAAGCCGTTCGCCTCATAGAAGGCGACCGTTGCCTTATCGCGGAACACAACCGCCACGTTGAGGCCGTTGCGGAAGGCCTTCACAGCCTGTTCACGGTTGCCATCGGCCAGACTGAAAACCACGGTATAGTTGGCCGGCAGACCCTTGCGGTTCGGCAGCTTGGTATAGTCATAGAACCGGACGTCGCCGAAGTGCTCGAAGAGGTTGGCCGATCCTTCCGGCTTGCTGGACCAAGTGCCAGCCATGGCCGGAACCTTGACGGCTTCCCAGCGGATATCTGAGGTGCCGTTGAGGCGGAATACAGGCTCCAAACCGGCCTTGCGAGCCAGCCGAACGGCCGTTTCCATCTCACGGACCAGAGCGAAAAGGAACGTCTCGCGGCTCTCAAAGAACCATTTCGTCTTGCGGATGCGGGCCGCTTGGATCGTGTTGACCTTGCCAGCCTTGACGTCCTCAACGGTCAGACGGGCAACGCCCTTCATCATGCCGCCGCGCCCTGCCGTGTTCAGGCAAGCCGCCTCACAGCCGGCAGTCGCCATCGGGCAGACGTTGAAGCCCGAGAGCTTGGCAGGCGCCAGATGCAGGATGAAGGTCCAGTAGCCAGCGCCCCGCCCCTTCTCAGTCTTGGGATTGCCGGGCGTCAGGATCTTGAAACGTGCCATAGTGAGTTGCTCCTACAGGGTGCATAGATGAAGGCAAAGTGAGCCTGTGAAGAGCCGCCAGACGGTGCCCGCCAGCGGCCAATCAGAGGATCAATACCCGAGTTCGCGGTTGAGCTTGGCGGCGCTATAGGCTCGCCGCTGAGGGTTCCAGCAGGCGGCTTTCGCTTCCGCCATGCCATCGTCATGAGGGCCGAAGCCGTGGAACTCACAGACCCGATGGAACTGGTCCTCAGTGAGCCAAGGCGGCGTTCCGACCATGCCGCAGACGCTGTCCAGATCGTCGCTCATGGTCAGAAGTTCCACGGCTTGGCGCCGCGCACCTTGCAGACCGCCGAGGCTTCCCGCTTACCGGAAACCGTGATCTTCTCGCCAGCCTCGAAGGTCGGGCCGTTGCAGGGCGCCGCGACCAGCGTCAACGTCCAGACCTTGCCGGACGCCTTGTGCAGATATGCAACCATCATTCACTCCCTTGTTTCGCCCTTACTGGGGCTCATCAGGCCGGCAACTAGCCGACGACAAGGGTTCACGATTTCAAAGAGCGCGCCGGGCCGCTTCCCGCCGAAGGCCACCGTTGAGGGGCGGTGCCGGTTGGCCGTCCGTCCGTCTGGTGTGATTGAGTTATAACCCTAGGGTGAATTGTAACGCAAGCGGAAAAATGCATCCCTGCATTCTTTTTTTCAAAGCCTAGGGTTTCTGCGGGTTTGCGACTGCCCGCTAGGGCGGCTCGGCTCACGAAAAGCCATAGGGACGCCGCAAGCGCCTCGCCCTGGCAGCACGCTTCCGCGCCTAGCCTGCCCGTCTCGCGCGCCCTGGCGGCGTCCCTAGCGTGGTCCTATCGTGGCACCTTGCCTCGCCCCTCGCGTGACCCGCTCGCCTCGCCCCTTGCGTGGTCCGCTTGTGGCGTCCCTCGTGGCGCCTCGCCTCGCCCCTCGCGTGGTCCGCTCGCCTCGCCCCTCGCGTGGTCCGCCTGTGGCGCCTTGCGTGGTCCGCCTGTGGCACCTTGCGTGGTGCAAAAGGGACAGTGACAGGGGCGGACGCATGGACGTTACAACATAACACCAGCCGCCCTTCACCTCGCCTCATATCCCGCGCATTGGCCACCATTGGCGCCGCTAGTGGATGCGGCATCCATTCGGAAACGGCAGGATTGAGCCATTCCGAGGCCCTTGTGGCCACGTTCAGTGGCTCGCCACTATAAGGAACGGGTACTCTAGTATGGCGCGGGGTGGCCGGCCGGTCGGCGGTGGGGGGTACCGGGGGGATCGCGCTTCGTCTCTTATCGAGGCCACCACACGGATTTTTCCGGCAAAACAAAACGGCCCCTAGGCACCACCTCAGGAACCCGCTCAGGGGCTGCAGAGGAGGCCGTGGGGCCGATATAGGTGCTCGCATAGGCTAACCCACCGGGAGCGATGGGCTGGCCTCTAAGGGCACTGGAGCTGGTTGGAGGGGCCTTGCCTTTTAGCGAGGGCTGGCGACAGCCAGGCCGAGATAAAAGGCGGGCGCGGCGGGCGCGTCAGTCCGGCATATACGGGGCACCGGGGAACCCGCCAGACCACACCCCGACCACGATGACGATCAGAGCGACGAGGGCGAGGAGGGCATAGCCGATGAAGGAGTCCTTGGTCATGGTGTCCTACTTAAGTGGTTCGTATAGTTCTCACCGAGGGGGAATGGGGATGACAATCACCCCCATCCCCATCCCCTCCTCCACCTATACTCCACTCTCCTGGGGTGGGGGGTAATTGATGGTCTATCAGTGGGGGGTAATCCCCAACTGATCACACCTCCATCCAGAGGTCTCCCGCACCTTGCGGTCCCGTGAACTGCTCGCAGAAGCGACGGAGGTCTGCATCTCGCATGGCCTCATAGTGCTCCGCAGCGGCGCTCTGGGTGTCCTTCGCCATGTGCTCGGTCCAGTAGCCCACGGCCATGGCCAAGGCGTCCAGACGGTCGTCGTGGCGCAGCGCTCCGCGTTCCCGCGTGAGGCGGCTGAACTGGTAGAAGAGCTGGTAGTCGCGCTCGCTCTCGGCGTCCACCTTGATGACCGAAGCGTCCACCACGAGGCGGTGAGCTTGGATGACGGGCTCGAGAACGTCGGCGATGCGGCGCTCCTTCTGGCCCATGCTCTTCTCCTCCTCGACCGTGCAAGGGTAGACCTTGGCGAGGACCGGCTTGAGGAGCTGGGTGAACATGCCGTCACCGAAGTTGGCCTCGACGCGGATATGGTTGGCGCCGTGGATCTTCGCGAGCATGGCGAGGCTCTTGAGGGTGCCCTCCGAGTAGCCCTCTCGGAAGCCGCCAGCGGCCACGAGGAAGAGGTTGCCGTGGAGGATCTTCACGATGGCATAGGCGGTCTCGTCCTTGCCGCGACCCGAGGGATCGATGGCCATGACGCAGCCGGTGAAGGGCGCGAGGGCCTTCTCGCCGGTCGCCTGCCACAGCGGGCGGTAATAGCGGTCGCCCGCGAGGCCCACGTTCGGCAGCTCCTGGATGATCTTGTCGGGGTCGTTGCACCACGCGAGCTGGGTCGGGCCGAGGCGCCGGTCGAGCGACGTCACCATCAGGTCGGCGAGGCGCAGCGGGAAGCGGTCAGCGTCGGTGAGCGACGTGTCCAGCATGAACTGGAGCATGAAGCCGGCGCTGGCGTACTCGCTCTCCTTGTCCGCGAGGACCAGCTCGTTGAACCGAGGGGAGACCGGAGTGCCCGGCTTGGCGCCCCTCTCGATCATGTCGAGGATGAACGGGGCGAGCTGCCCTCGGTACTTCTCGACGTTCTCGGGGATGCGGGCCGGCCAGATGCGGACGGTATAGCCGCGCCCCGGCAGCTCGTTGTAGATCGACATCTCGGACTGTGGCGTGCCGAGGTAGGTGATATAGCCGCTCTCGGGCTTCACGACGGCCGAGAACTCCTTGATCAGTTCGAGGAGCTTCTCGCGGCTCTGGTGCGTGGCCGAGTTGTTGGTGGTCTCGATGTCGTCGGCGATGATCTCGTCGGCGCGGGAGCCGGTGATCTGGCCGGTGATGCCGACCGACTTCACGCTCGGGTCTTTCGAGGTCCGCGCGGGGCCGAAGTCGAACATGATCACGCTGTCCTTCTGGCCCTCTCGGGGGCGTAGATGCTGGAGCAGCGGCATCTCGTCGATGAGCTTCTTGACGAACATCGCGAGGCTGTCGGCAGCGGCCTTCGAGGCCGACACGACCATCATCTTCCAGTCGGGATTGGTGAGGCCCCGCCAGCAGACGAAGGCGCCATAGATCCACGACTTGCCGACCCCTCGGAAGGCCATGATCATCTTCTTGACCGGGCCGTGCTGGAGGAAGTGGGCGATGTCGTACTGCTCGGGCGTCGGGTCCGGCAGGCCGAGGTGCTTCCACACGAGGTAGAGGAAGTTGCGGAAGTCGCTGAGGATGGGGTCTTTCGCCTCGCTGGTGAGCGCGGTCGAGGACAGGAGTTCGGTCATGGGATTAGAACCCGCCTGTGGGTACGTCAGGGCACGCGCCAGCGGCCTCCGTGGCTCGACCCGCTAGGTGTGGTGCGGGGAACGACGGAGGCCGCTCTACGGGGCTCTCTGAGGGTTTACTGGGGGAGGCCGTATTCGTCCGTATTGGACGGGAATGGTAGGTTGGCCCGGTTGGCCAAGCCTTGCAGCTCGGGGCTGTTGCTGATGTCGGCGTCGATGCTGTTGTCCTTGAGGAACTGCCGGATGGCGTTCAGCGTGGACGCGCCGGGGGTGACCTTCACCGCCTCGCCAGTCTCCTTGTCGATGGCCGTCTCGCCGTTCTCCAAGATGTCCTTGAAGGTGGTGGCGAGGGCCGCGTGAAGGGCTTCGAGGACGGCCTTGGGGGCCTTGCTCATCGGAAGAGTATCTCCTTGATCTGTGCGGCGAAGACGCCTGCGAGTGCGGCGCCTGCGATCCAGATGAACTTGATCGTGCTGAAGGCAGCAGAGCCGCGCGTGCGGAGGAGTTCGAGGTTGTCGATGCGGCTTTCGAGGGCGCTGACACGCTCCTCGCTGCTCTGCTGCTTGGCGAGAAGGGCGTCTACCTTGCCCTCCACTCGGCCGAGCAGGAGGTAAATCTGCGGGGTGTCGTCCATGATGGTCCTTGCGTCGAGCGCCCCGCCCACCAGTGAAGGCAGGCGGGGGCTCCAGACGGGCTGTTACGGGAAGGTTGCGGGGTTGATGATGGTGTCGCCGGCATACTTGCCGCTGGCGGCGAACGCCTTGTTGAACTCTTCGAGCCGCTGGTTGCGGTGGGCGAGGAACTCTTCGGCGAACGTGCCGCCTTCGCCGTCGTTGGCGAGGCGGTTGTAGTAGAGGTCATCGAGCTGGATGTTGTAGACGACGTAGCCGTGGTTCTTGTTGCGGTTGGCGCTGCTCACCCAGCCGTCGAAGTTGCCCACACCGAAAAGGGCCGCGAGCAGCCCGGTCGCCGCACCCGGCTTGGTGCCGGTCCAAGTGTTGAAGCCGATCATCGTCAGTGCCGGGACACCGAAGGCTCCCGCTCCAGGCGAGATATAGGAGCCAACAGAAGCTCCGACCATCGAGCCTTGACCGGCCGACTGGGCAAAGTAGCTGCGGTCAGTGACGCCGAGGGCGCTGCTCTCGATGTGCGAGTTGGACTGCGGGGCACCCGAGCCCTCCGAGCCGCTCCTGATCTTCGCCCACATGATCGAGATGGCGAAGCCGTGGCTCGACGGGGAGCCGTCACCCGGAAGCAGGTCGAAGATGGCCTGTCGCAGGGCGGTCGGATATCGGATGACAAAGTAGTTGCTATTCGACGTCTGGTTGACCTGCGAGGGCAGCAACTCCAGCCCACCCTTCGGTGTTCGCGCCACGCTGAACGCATTCTCGCCGTCGCGGGCGGCGCTAATCGCCGGCTTGAGGGAGTTGTCGTCGGCGATGCCGAGAAGGGCAGCGGCTTGGACGCTGGCCGCGTTCGGAAGATAGGCGCCGTTGTCCGGGACGCCAGTGAAATCGCCCGAGACCAGCGACGGGTCGACCCGCAGCAGGGTGCCGGGGTTGATGCCAGGGAAGCGCCCGACGATGGGCCGCTTCTTGTTGGTGATGACCGAGTTGAGAACCTGATAGGAAGCCATGGCTTACCAGCCCCTTGCCTTGAAGTAGAAATAGACGGCCACGGCAACGGCCATGTTTCCCGCCTCGTTGAAGTGGAGGAAGTCGCTGTGGACGAGCGAGCGCGGCAGCGTGTCGGCTGCGATGTCGCTGATGTCCTGCGAGGTCTTCGTGATGGTCGAGAGCCCGAACAGCGTGAAGCCGATGTTCGCCAGATCGATGCCCCGGTCGATCAGGATGCGGCGGATGTCGATGAAGCGGTCACCGCAAACCCACGCGAGTTCCCTGTTGAGGGCCGTGACAGCCGTGTGGCCCGCCGACCCTGAGGTCTCGCTAACCGCCGTGCAGACGCCGAGGACCGGCACCCGCTTCTCCTTCGAGGAGAACGCCGAGATCATCGCGAGGATGTCGTCGCGGACCCTGTCGAGCGCGTAGAGGTTGTTGCGTCCGGCCTGGAGGAGGCCGGTGAAGCCCTTGAAGGTGTCTAGATCGTTCGGGATGAACGGGGTGCCTGCGGGGCACGGAACAGCCGCTCCAGCGGTCGCCCGCTCGAAGCGATAGGCGCCGCTGCCGTGGGTTCCGCTGCCGCCCTGAAGGCCCCGCAGCGTGCCGCTGACGCCCGCCAGAGTGCCCGTGAACGAGAGCACCGCCGACGTGCCACCATAGTAGCCGATGTCGATGCTGCAGGTGGTGACCGCCACGTTGCCCGAAGCGGGGATGGTGTCGCCCGTCACGGTGATCTTCGTCGGTGTCCCGCCCTGCCGCGCAGCGATCTCGCTGGAGGTCTGCGAGCCGCGCCCCCGGTTGAACGTGGTGGTGCCGAGAAGGGTCGCCAAGCGCGTCAGCCAGGGCGTATAGCCGGACACGCCCTCGGCCATACTGTCGCCCCAGAGAACGATGGAGCTGCTCGGGAACAGGTCGGCCGGCGTGAGCCGGTCCATGATAGCCTGCGGCAGCGTGCTGTCGGCCGAGAGGTCGAGCGACGTGGTGCCATCGGGCAGGAAGCGGAGCCATGGCCGCAGGTTGGCGTCCACGAAGCCGCCAGTGGCGTCATCGTCCGGCCCTGTATCGAGGCTCTCGGTGCCCTCTGGGAGCAGCCGGGCCTGCACGTTGTCGTCGAGTGCGGCGAGCGGAACCTCAGCTTCATCGTCGAGGAATAGGACGCTGGTGCCGGTGCCTCTGCGAACGCCGAAGGCAAGGCGCCCCTCGGGATCAATGATGCCCGCATCGAACTCGCTGTCAGGCCCGAGGTCGGTCATCTTGAGGTCTCCGAAGCGGCTACCCATGGGACTGTCCACGATGAACTGCTGAGTAGACGACGAGAGCCGCTTGTAGAGCTTGAAGGCGATGAGCACGCCGTCACCGACGACCTTGAAGTAGGCGTTGTCGGCGACCGCAGCACGCCCTGCGGCGATGTCGGGATAGACGGTGGTGCCAACCAGCGCAGCGTCACGCGCGGCCTCGGCGGTGGTCTTGGCGGCGACCGCAGCGCTGGCGCCCGAGGTTGCCTCGGTGGCCTTGTTCGTTGCCGTCAGGGACGCTGCAACCGCCACTACGGAAGCCTCAACGGCCACGGTGCCGTCGATCTGGTCGATCCTGGTGTCCAGCCGCCCAGCTTCGGCGTTCAGTCGGTCGCTGGTTGCGTTCGCGTCGAACTGGGCGTCGAAGGCGTCGTCCTTGCCCTCTTCGGCGAGGTAGACGGACTGCAGAGCGGCGAGGTCGAGGTTCGTCTTGGTGAGCGTCGAGCCGTCCTGGAACGTCGCCAGCAGCGTGCCCGAGGGCGTCTTGCGGTAGACGTGAACGTTGGCGTTGAGGGCCGGCGCAGGGGCGACTTCGATCATGCCGGCGTTGAGCCAGGTGAAGGTCTTCGCCACTCCATCGACCGTCACGAAGACGTGGCTCCGCGACAGGTAGGGGAACGGGACCGCAAAGGCGGTGACAGAGCCAGTCCCCGTGTGGTCCTTGTAAGATAAGGCCATGCCTTACTCCAATAGAAAAAGGCCCCGGAGAGGTTTTCTCCGAGGCCCTAAAGGTTTCGATGGGATGGGTTTACTGAGCGGGTGAGCGCTCGGGATTGCCGCTGATCAGTGCGTTCATCAGTGGAACCACCGGCAGCATGTTCGAGAACGGCAAGATCCTCACGAGCGACCTTGCCTCACCCTGCGACCAGCCACCCTCACGGGCAGCGCGGCCGAGGCCGTTGGTGGCCTTGAGCGTGGTGCGGAAGAGGTCGAACGAGGGGTTGTCGAGGAAGCTCGACGCGGTGCCAGAGGAGCGCGTGTTGAAGATCGGGTCGAAGCCCGTGACCTCCAGCCCGGTGTCGAACACGGTGGGCATCAGCGCCGACCAACTGCCGCGTTGGATGGCGGCGGCGGTGAGCTTGCCGAAGGACAGCCTCTCGGCCAGATAGTCCTCGCGGTCGCTGCGCCCGACCGAGTTCAGTTGGGTCTGGGCGGCGTAGACCATGGTGCCCGTCAGGCTCGTCATCATCCACGTCGCGAACCCCGAGAAGTCCCTGATGTGCAGGTTTCGGAGGAGCTGGGTGGTGTGAGCGCCGAGCATGAAGGACCGGAACTGGAAGATCGTCCGGCCCGTCCAGTGCCCGAGGAAGCGGTTCGACTGGCCTTGGAAGTTCTCCTGAATGGCGAGCCGGGACCACCGCCACACCGCCGTGCGGAAGTGAGCGAAGGCCTCCTTGTCGTCCCACTTGTCGAAGTTGCCCACGGCGTAGGCGCGCTTCTCGGAGCCCTCGACGGCCTCCTTGGTGGAGTGCTTCCTGATCTGCTTGAACACCCGCTCGGCCATGGCGTCGTCGAGCCCGAGGGCGCGCATCCGGTCCATGTTCAGGGGGTTCTTGAGCCCCTTGCCGGTGTCGAGCGCGGCGTTGACGATCTTCATCACGGCTGCACCAGAGGCCCAGCGGCGCGAGAAGGTGTCCACCACGCTCATGCCCGAGGCGATGTTCGTCACCCGCTTGGCGGTGTGCGCGATGTCCTCGACCTTGTTGAAGGCCCTGCCCTGCGTCGAGCGGTTGATGGGCACGCCGGCCCCGTCCTCGAAGTGGCGGAAGCCATCCTTGAAGAAGTCGGTGCCGAAGCCCGAGAGCTGCTCGACCTCGCGAGCGAAGGCCTCGTCCAGCTCGCCTGTCCGCGCGTTGCGGATCATGGCGCGGAACGCCGGGATGCCCTGCATCGCCGCCTTGAGGCCGAACTGCGTGGTCACGCCCATCATCTCGCCGACCTGGGCGAGGCCGACTTGGTTCATGACGCGGACGAAGTTGTAGTCCCTGACGGCGCGCAGGAAGCGGCCCGTCTTGGTGCTGTCGAACTTGTCCGGGATGCCGATGATGCGGTCATACATGAACTGCATCCGCGCCTCGTCGCGCGCCGCCGAAGCCTTGCGCTTGTCGTGCGGGAGGTCAGTCCGTGCATCCCATGCGGCCTTCATGTCCCGCACGAGCTTGTCGAAGTCGCCCTTTCCGGTGACCCCGTCGATCAGCCATTCGGGCACCGTGGGATTGTCCACGGCATGCCAGAGCGGGTTCTTCACTCGCACCATCGACATCGCGATGTTGCCCGACATGGTCCGCGAGTAGGACTTGAAGTTCTCCAGATAGTTGTCGCGGAAGAGGTCGGCCATGCGGAACTCCTCGATCTCGCCGGACTGCGTCCTGAGCTTGACCTTGAAGTTGTTGTCGTATGGCGCCCGGCGCTTGGCGTGCGCGGTGGTGGCGCCCTCAGTGGGTTTGGGCCGCACGAGGCCGGCGACGTGGTCGATCTCAGCCTTGCTGAGGTTGAGGTCTTGGAGGGCCTCCACCAGCTTGTCGAGGTCGTCGCCGTGCAGCGCCCGGTCGAGGTTCGACATGCCCGCCGAGGTCTCCCTCAGGGTCCGCCAGTAGCCCTTCGCCATCTTCTCGGCCAGCTCGTCGGTGATCTCCGGGAGCTTCGCCTTGAAGGCCGTGGCGATGGCCGAGCGCATGGTGTCGTCGCCATACTTCATCGAGTGGGCGTCGATCTTCTCGTGGTCGGGAATGTTCGGCCGGTAGTTCTCCTTGTCCACGTTCTCGAAGCCCTTCACGGCACGCCGCGTGGACCCGTCGAGGAGGCCGGGGTTCTGGGCATAGTCCAGATAGTCGGCATAGAGCTTGCGCTGGAGGGCGCCCGCCTTGGCCACCGCCGGGTCGAACTCGAGTTCGGGTCTGGCGTTGTCGAGCCATGCCGTCACCTGCCGCGAGAAGTCCGCGTCGAGGGCCTCGCCTTTCAGCTCGGTGTTGCGCGTCGCGTAGTCTGCGAGCGCCTCGCGGTGCATCTTGTACGCGGCCATGGAGAAGTCGCTATCGAGCTGCTTCATCCACTCCTCGGCCGTGATGCCGACCACCTTGGAGCGGTCTGCGTTGCCCACGACGTCCACCACAGTGCCGGCCGTGAAGGCCCGCGTGGCGGCGTTGTCGGAGGCCTTGCCGCGCCCCGCGTCATCCCATCGGATCTTGGCGAAGGCCGAGCGGTCTATGGCGTCGTCAACGGCGCTGTGCATCCAGTCTTCGGCGCCGGCCGTCAGGGTCTCGCGAGGGGACGCCTGCGCTGCACCAACCGACTTGCCGCCGTTCAGGATCGTCGAGCCCTTCAGCTCATCCTCGGCGGTCTTCGTCAGAGACTTGCCGATCTGCGTGATCTGGCGAGCCTCATCGGCTACAGCGGGGTTCCTCGCGATGGCCCCGAAGGCGCCACCGAGGGCCAGTCCGGTGCCCGCCGCCCACAACAGGTCGGACCCTTGGGCGGTCGGCTTGTTCTGGACGCGGGGGACTTCGAGCGCGGTGTTGATGGCCGCGCCCTCCGCAGCCGCGATGCCGACACGAGCGAACATGCCCGCCTTCGCCGGTAAGCCCAGCTCGGGGGCGAGGATCGTCAGCGCGAGGCCGGGGGCGTCCAGCACCGCGCCGCCGAGGCGGAAGGCAGTGCCGGTCCAGCCCATGTCGGCGAACCGCTTCTCGCGCTCCATGTCGTCGAGGAGGCGCTGCCGCTTCTGGTCGAGCTGGGCCTGGCTCTCGGCCCCGTCGAGGGCACCCCAGTATTGCTCCGGGATGCCATCCTGCGCGGCCTTGAAGGTGTCGGCGGTCGGTTGCCAGTTCGGGTCGGGCAAGAGGTCCGTGCGCCCGGCCATGATCCAGTTGATCGTCTGGCCGTCCTTGAGCGCCTCATAGGCTCCCTCGCCAATCCCGAAAGGGTTGTAGGCGTCCTCCTGAGCGCGCTGCTGCTGGTGCTTCTCGACGTCCGTGACGGGCTGCGTCGGGGAGATCGGGTTGTCGAAGCTGATCTTGTCCGGCGAGGGCGCGCGGTCCAAAGAGGCCACGTCACCCGGCGCAGCGGCCGGTGAGCGGGGATAGGGAGTGCCGCTCCACAGCGCCGCAAGCTCGTCCTTGGCCCACGCCGGGGCCGTCTTGATGTCGGCGCCCGAGTAGGCAGCGCCGGGCACGGTTCCCCAGAAGGTCGGGGTGTCGCGGACATCGACATGCAGGCTGTTCCCCGAGGGGTAGATGCCGATGCCGCGCCCTCCGTTCTTGATGGCCGCTCCGAGCAACGCCCGCTTCTGATCGTCGGAGAAGCCCGAGATGTCGAAGTCGATGGCGTTGCCGTGCGTGTGCTGCGACTTCTTCGCGCCCCCGGCCGCAGCGTTGCGAGCGGGGTCACGGAAACCGGAATTGACGCGGACCTCAGGGAGCCCCGAGGTGCCGAGGATGCCGTCGAGCATCTTGCGAGCACCCGGCGAGATGCCGTCGAGGTCCGCGCCGTTCTTGACGAGGATAGGGGCCGCGTAGGGTTCGTTCTTGGCGTTGCGAAAGGGGGTATCAGTCACGGCTTTCCTTCATCGTTTGGGGTTGGTTCAGTCGGGCCAGACGTCCTTGCCGATGCCGGCACGGCGCAGCCCCTTCGTCACGACATCACGGCTGATGCCGCGTTCGAGGGACTTGATGGCCTCGCTGATCAGGGACTTCTTGCCATCGGTCAGCGCGCCTTGGAGCTGGTTGGCGGTCTCGTCGCCCTTCGGTGCGGACTTGGCCTTGCGCTCTTGGATCGCGTCTCGCATGGGGGCGATGGCGCCCTCCACGGCCACGGCAGCATTCGCGCCGGCCCCGACGAGTGTGTCGGTGAGCTTCTGCGTCCGCTCCTTGGCGCCGAGCTGGTCCTTCTGGTACTTCTGGCGGCGCCCCTCACGGAGCTGTTCCTGCACTGCAGGGTCACGCCAGTTCTTCGGGAGGAACGGCCCGAGGTGGAGGTCCACGGGGCCATCAGGGTTCCCGAGCTGGAACCACGGCTGGTATGCGGTGTCGGCCGCGTTCTTCGCGTCCTCGGCCTTCATCCGGTTGATCTCGTTGATGCGGTTCTGTTCTGCCGTCATGAGGTCGTCCGAGGTGAAGGTACCATCCGCGATCTGGTCCACAGAGGCGCCCGTCGTCTTGCTGACGATGCGCCATGCGTTGCCGCCATCACCGACCGTGCGGATGGTCAGGTCTTCGACATCGACGCCTTCGGACTTGCCGTGCTTCTCGACGTATTCCCGGATGATCTCGGTCGAGAGGTCAGGGAAGTTCGGCGGGAGCCGCTTGTCGCTGGCGTCCACCCACCAGCCGTTGATGTTGACGTGGGTGAGCTTCACCTGCTCAGCGGCCTGCGTGATCGCCGTGTCGGCGTCGAGGCCACGCTTGGCGAGCTGTTCGGCCCGAACGGCAACCGCGTCCGTCAGCATCGAGGCATTGAGGTTGTCGATGCCCTGCCCGAAGACGCTCTTGAAGGTGTTGAGGAACCCGCCGTCCGTGGCCTTCTTGCGGACCTTGTCCACGCTGACCATCGCGGCACGGACGCCACGCCCTGTCGGGTCGGCGTTCTGGTCCACGGCGTCCATCAGCGCCTTCTGCGGGTCGAGGCCCATCAGCTCCTCACCGACCCGCCACGTCTCGAACAGCTCGGCCTTGTCCTGAGGGACGATGTCGCGGAGCATCTGGGACTTGTTGGTGCGGAGCAGCTTGTAGAGGGCATAAGCCCGCTGCGCCGGCTCGGGGATCTCGGAGCCGGTCATCATCGCCGCCGAGAGGGAGTTGGCGCCACCACGCATGGTGTCGATCCAGTCCTTCGGGGGCGAGCCGATCTTCGCGTAGACGGGCAAGTCGCGCAGGACCGTCTGGTCCCACGTCTCGTTGTTCGCCTTGGCGGCAGCGGCTGACTGGATGGCATAGTCGTCGAGGGCGCGCTTGCGCATGTCCTCGGCCGAGAGGGTCTTCTCGTTGCCCTCCTTGTCGATTACGACGGCCGGCTGCAGGCTGAACAGCTTGCCCGACTTCACGGCTTCGATGCCCGTGTTCCTGATCGTCGCTTCCTGATTGTGGAACTGCACGTCGAGCTGCTGCTGCTGAGCGGCCTTGGCGGCGGCGTTCTGCAGTCGCGCCCGCTCGTTGCGGCTCTGCTGGATGCGGCTCTCGACCCAGCTCTCAGGGTAGGCGCCGGGCTCGGTCTTGACCTTCTCGCGAAGGGCCACCTCATCCTCGGGCGTCAGCTCGCCCTTGTCGGCGCGGTCATAGATCGTCTGGCGCGCACTGACGGTGGCTTCCTGGCTCTTGTCGTCCCGGATCGCCTTGGCGCGGAGGACGGCCTTGGCCATGTCGCCGCCGACCTGAGTGTCGTCGAGGAGCTTGCCGAGCTTGGCGCCGTCAGGCCCCGTCCGGTCCATCGTCGCGAGCGCCGAGACGAGGTCATAGTTGCCCTCTTCGGCCAGCGTCGCGGCGAGCTGAACAGCCGCCTTTCCTTGGTCCTGAAAGGACATGCCGAGGAGGCGCTTGTTGCCATAGAACTCCCCGAAGATGGCCTTGGCCTGCTCCTCGGGCGAGGCCCCCGCAGCGGCGCCGTTACGGGCCACCGAGAGGAAGGCGTCCTGCAGCGTCTGCTGGTTGGCGGAATACTGCTCCTGCGCCTTGTAGCCGGTATAGCCGGCCCTGAGCTGGCGCAGAGAGGGGTCGATGGAGGCCATGAACGACTTGACGTAGGACGGGTCGTTGGCCCGGTCGCCGAGGTAGGGCTTGACCTTCTCGGCCACGAAGGCGTCGAAGTCGCCGCTCGCCTTGTCGAAGTCGTTGACGTAGGCATTTTGGATGTCGGAGAGCGCGAGGGTCGCGTTCTGCATGCCCGAGACGCGCTGAGCGGCGGCGCGGCCGAGTTCGGTCTTGGTGCGCGGGTCCGTCTCGACGAACTTCGCATAGTCCTCGGGGCTCAGCTCGATCTGCTTGGCCCGCAGGAGGGCCTCGACGGTATCCTCTTCCTTGGCCCGCTGAACGGAGCCGAAGCGCTGGAGCGCGGGGTTCAGGGCCGCGAGGCCATCAGCCAGCCCGTCGAGCACGGGGTCGCGCTGAGGCTGGGCCGGGCGGCTATAGGTCTCGACGGGGGACGCTGCCGGACGGAGGCCCGGCGCTTGGATGCGGACCTCCTGCTGAGGGACGCCCTGCTTGATGCGATTGCCCGGCTGCGGGCGGTCTTCGGAGATCGGCGTGAGGCCGGGAATGCGTGCCATTGAGGGGTCACCTTAGGTTCGGGGCAGCTTGCTTTTCTGGTAGCTGCCGTAGCTGTCGATGCCGGCTGCTGCGATCTTGAGGCCGAGGTTCAGGAACGAGGGCTTCTGGCCCGGCTGCACTGCGTTCTGGCGGTCCACCATCTGGGCGCCCGCGCCGCGCTTCTGCTGCTGCAACTGGCTGATGGACCAGTCCGTGTTCTCGTTGACGCGGTCGGTGAAGCGGCCCTCTTGGGCGTAGATGTCCCGCATGAGGCCATCCACGGTGTTCCCGGAAATGCCGCTCTCGCCGGCCGCAACGGCATTCGTCGCGCGGGCTGAGGTGGCCTGCAGGGCGGTGTCGAAATTGTCAGCAGCGGCGGCCTCTTGGGCCTGGCTCTGCTGCTCGTTGATGGCCCGCGTGGTGTCCTCATAGGCCACCCGCGCGTTCACCTTGTTCTGGTTGGCGTAGGCCGTCTGGGCCGCTGCCTGCTGCATATCGCCGGCAAACCCGGCCGCGCTGGAGGCGACCGAGATAGCAAGCGTCGTCAGTGTGATGGGGTCACACATGGAAGTTCACCCTGACAAACTCGATGAATGGGATGCCGGCCTGCCCGTAATTCGGGTGGCGGGCGATGAAGGTATAGCCAAGCCGGCGCATCCATTCGATGTGATCCACGTTCCGCTCGTCGCAGACGTTGAACAGAACCGGCCACTTCTTGTTGAAGTCGTCGAGGACGCGCTTGCTCCTCTTGAGGAACGTGAACTTGTGCTTGTAGATGTCGTCCGAGCTGAGCATCCAGACGCACCCGAGGGTGTCGTCGATGGGCGCCACGCCGAACATCAGGATCGGCACGTCGTCGTCATCCACGCCCACGAGGGCGGGAGCGGAAAGCCTGAGGCCCTCCATGAGGGCGTCGAGCGGGCTCGTGCCGCTGCCGGCGAGAAGCTCGGCCTTGTCGGCCTGCCGAAGGCGGGGAGCAAGGAACTCCGCGTCTTCGGCCGTGGCTGGTCTGATTGAGGGCATGGGGGCACCTTGGGGGTCAGAGACGCTTCGAGCGGATTTGGAAGAACCCCTCCCACTCGGCGCTCAGGAAGGTGCTCGGCAGGGGACTGTCGTTGACGATGTCGATCTGGACCTGATCGTTCTTGGACGCGACCGGGAAGCGGAAGGTGCCCTGCTCGATAGCCACCTGACCGATGACGTTCTGGCCCGAGCCGACGACGCGGCCCGAGAAGACATAGCGGTAGAGGTTGCGGTACTTGGGGGTCACCTCCACCCTGAAATATCCGGTGCCGCTGTAGGAGAGCGTCATCCGCCGAAGCTGGAGGCGCCCCTCGCCGATGGGCTGCTGGCCGTTCCCACCCGCCGCGTCCTCGCGGACGATCAGGGTCGAGAAGCGGTAGAGCATCTGGTACTGGCGCCCCCAGAAGAACTTCGACGGGTAGCCGTCCACGCGCACCTGAGTGGGGCTCACGGCGGTCCAAGGGACGATCTCACCGGGCGCCCGGTCGGCCCACCCGCCCCAGCAGATGAGCTGGTAGACCTCGCCGCCGAGCATCGCGTAGGGCAGCGTGATGACCGTTGTGTTCGACGCCGCGTCATATGCGAGCGACGCGCGCTGCTCGGTGATGCGACGGTCGAGGTGAACCGAAAAGGTCGCCGGGGCGTCCACGTAGCCGGGTTCCAGAGAGACACTCTCCAGATAGGTTCCGTCAGGCCGCGAGACGACGAGCCACAGCTCGCTCTCGATGAAGTCCACCGCCATGATCTGGTCGGTGCCGGGGAAGTCCCACTTGGACCACGAGGACTGTAGCTTCTCGCCCCCCGACCAGTAGTATCGGTAGATCGAGAGCTGTGAGCGGTTGCCCCAGGAGAGCGCCACCATCACGTCCTCGTTGGACGACGCGGCGAGTTTGGAGACGTTCTTCGGGATATACCGGGGGCAGTGCGCGGTGACATCGGCGGCGTCGTTGAGGCGTGTGTCACCGTCAACGAAGTACTCCCGAATGCCGGTGAACTCCCCCCGCTGGACTGCGAAGTAGACGTTCTGCCCGGCGCCGACCGGCTTGGCCAGCAGCGAGCACTCGAACTCAGTCGTCTGGCTGATCGAAGCCGTCTTCGGTGTCAGCAAGTCGCCGGCCGACAGGACGAACTGCGACTGGTCAGAGAAGAGCAAGAGGCTCTCGTTGAACGGGATCGCATGGCGCAGGATCGAGACCTTGACGTGCGACGCCGCGATGTCGATTGGGTCGGTGTCGAGCGTCTGCAGGGCCGAGGCGCGGAAGAAGTTGAAGAAGTCCCCTGCCCGGCTCATCACGACGTTCTCGTCCGCGAGCACGCCGAGGCGGTTGCGGTGGAAGAAGATGTCGTTCAGCGCCCGGCCGACGAAGGACGGCATAGGGACGCTTTCGAGGTCGCCGACCTTGCGAGACGCCCAGTCGATCTGGCGGAAGGTGAACGAGCCGTCAGGGTTCCTGACCAGGGCGTGCGGCATGGTATAGGGGTTGAGCCTGCGGATTTCGCCGCCCTTCGCGCTCTCCTTCCACGTCCCGCCACCACCACTTTCCGCCTCGAACTCGACATAGTAGTCGTCGAAGGCGTTGTCATTGGTGCCCGCCACACGCACGCGGAAGCCCGGCCAGCCCCTCGCAGGGAGGTCAGAGAACCGCTGGACGGTCCCCTTGATGGGCTTGATTGCGCTATCGGCGAGGCCGTCCGTGGCGAAGAGGGAGAAGTCGCTGGCCGACTGGAGGTAGAGCGTCGAGCCGAGGTTGGCGATGGTGAAGCCGCTGAGCGCCGGCCCCGAGATCGCGTATTGCGATGCGTCAGCACCGGGCGGCACTGCTCCAAGCTGGAGCCCTAACTGAAGCGCGTAGGCGATGTTTGTTGTCTGAACATCGCCTTGGTTGACCGCGAACTCGGACGACTTGGTCGTATAGCTGACCGAGGTGCCGTTTACGGAGACCGAGTAGCGCGTCGAGTAGGCGCCCTGCTTGACCCAGACGAGAGCCTCATATGGGCGCGGGGGGACGATGTCGCCGCCCACCGCCTGCGTCTGCACCGACCTGTTCAGGACGAACGTATAGTCGGCCACAGTGAGGCACTCGAAGGCCGTCTCGGGGTATGTCGCGTTGAGGTATCCGGTCCCGGTGGGGAACGACACGTAGCGCTCGACGCCCGCCAGTGTGAAGACACGGAGGCCGCCGTTGGTGATGACGACTGAGTAGCGCTCACTGGCGTCTCGGTTGATGAGGTGCATCTTCGCCTGCGTCGTCGGCGCGTTGCTGATCTTCGCAGCGAGCTTGGTCGGTGGGCGCTTGCGGAGGCCCTCAACGACGGACGAGTAGGCGTTGATCTGGGCCTCGGCCTGCGAGGCGAGGCGCAACGCATAGGGCTGCTGGCTCACCCCGTTGATGAGGTTCGGGATGGTCGTCGAGATGATGCTCATCGGAACAGCATCTCCACCATCGACGGGTTGTCGGTGATCACGTTGTAATCGGCGATTTCACCCTCGGAGTTGAGGAGGTCGGACCAAGCCATGACCTCGTCGCGCATCGAGAAGCTGTTGAGGATTTCCGAGCCCACGCGGGTCTGCTGGAACTTCCGCGCCGCCGAGAGGGAGACGTATTGGCGGGCGGTTTCGGGCATCTCGTCGAAGGCGAGGAACACGATGAGGTCGGCCGTCAGGCTCTTGTCGAAGGAGAATGTGTGCTTCACCGGGTCATAGAGCCGGGTGCCGCGAACGGTCACGATGCGGCCCTTGTCCTCGCCCGAGGGCACCAGCTTGAGGGTGTTCTGCGGGACCGCGATCTGGCCGGTGGCCGCGTCTCGGGTGAGCGTGAAGCAGCGCTCGGTGTTCCAGTGCCAGCCCTTCGCCTGCGTCCTGCGGGACGTGGCGGTGAGCTGCTGGACGGCGAGAACCGCATCGACGAGGCCGCTGTCTTCGAGGCTGTTGACCGGGCTCTCGTCAATCGTGGCGAGCATCATGTTGACCGCCTCAAGCGCGGTCGTCGGCGTCAGGCTGTCCATCTGGACCTCACGAAAAAAACCGGGGAGAGCACGAGGCTCTCACCCGGTTCAGGTGGCAGGGGTGGTTGGCTTACGGGGAAGCGGACGCGCTGATCTCGATGGCGCCTTCGGGGCGCAGGACGCCATGGCCCACGGCGTACTTGGCGACGAGCAGGGAGCCCTGATTGCCGACCCGGTACTCGTGCTCCATGCCGAGATCCCAGAGCTTCACCGTGGCGACAGCTTCCTTGTGCAGGACGAGCGCAGCGGTGTTCGAGAAGTTGCCGATATAGCGGTCAGCGGTACCGGCAGCGACCGTGCCCGAGACGATGTTCGAGAACGGCAGGTTGTTCGTCTTCACCAGCGTGATGCCGGCGACCTTGACGATGGTGCCGTCAGCGAACGAGCCCGAGCCGCCCCAGTCCTTGTTCAGGTTCTTCACGGCCTGAGCGAGGGCGTTATACTGCGCCGGCCGGACGTAGGCGAAGCGCTCGTCCTCCGGGACGTCCTTCTCGTCGAGGGTCTGCGCAGCCGCGAAGAGCGCAGCCGCGAGGTGGTCGCCGTTGGTCAGGAACGCGGCCGAGGCCGGGATGCCCGCGGAGTTCTGGTAGATGACCGAGCCGCCCGGCAAGCCGGTGACGACGTTCGCGGAGCGAGCCGCGATGATGCCGACCTGCAGGATGTGCTTGTCCATCTGCTTGGCCAGCGCGCGACCCATCTCCTTCGTGACGATGGAGCGGTAGTCGAAGTGGTTCTTCGCCTCGTCGATGTTGGCGATGAAGGCGTGCGAGACGAGCGCATCATCGATGTTGATGATCGTCTCGTTCTGGTTGGTCTTCTTGCCCTTCAGCTCGGTGCCGACGATGTGGTATTCGGCGCCGATATCACCGACACGCGGGAACGAGGCAGACTTGCCCTGCGTGATGGTGCGGACCAGCGTGCGCTCCAGGGCGACGTTGGTTCCCTCGAAGTTGGTGATGACCTCACCGGCGAACTTCTTGAGGAAGAGGGCGTCAACCGAGCCGGCCTGGTTGATCTGGCCAATGCGGGTGACGGTAGCGTTGAGATCCGACATAGAATGTCCTTGGGAACCGTGTGGAAGTTGATTGCTTCCGCGCGAAACAACAGCTCGTGTTGTTCTGGGAGGAGCGAGCCACCGCCGATGACGGCAAGTGCGGCTAATCTTCCGGTTCCTAAGTGTCGGTGCGGGTCTCTCCCCGCCTGTCACGCCGACTGTCCGACGTTGTGCTTCAAACCATAAGTTGGAACCTATGGTTTCCTCTGGTCGTGACCAGAAGGGATTACTTCTTGCTTGGTCCCACGAGGCTGCGGATTGCTCCGACCTTCGTGTGACAGTCATCATGGGCGTCGTAGAGGTCCACGATGAAGTTGGCGGTCTCCTTGGCCTTGGCGCCCTTGGCGGGCACGGCCGGCGCGTCAGCGCACTGCAGGAGAGACGGGGGTATTTCGACGCTTCTGGTGCTCACGCAGCCCGTCAAGAGCGCGCTCGATAGGAGCAGGCAGGGGAGCATCTTCCTCAACGGCTATGTCCCTTTTGATGTCCCCCATCGCCTTGGTCGCCTCGATGCGCTTGGCAGCGGTGTCTTCGACAGCCTTCTGCCCGTCCCGAAGCCCCTTCTCGGTGGCCTCAAGATCCGTGATGCGCGTCGCTTGGCTGGCGACCTTGGAGCGGAGGTGGTTGGCGTAGAGCCCGCCGCCGATGAGGATCAGCAGCAGGCCGATGATGGCGTAGAGTTTGGCGTTCATTGTGCCTCGGGTGGTTCTTCGGGAGGCGGGGCGAACGAGCGCCCACGCCGCGCGACGATGAGGTTCCGAGCATCCCAAGTGCCGAAGCCGAGGTAGCCAAGGATTACCGAACCGGCGAGGCCGGCCACGGCCATCATCGACGTCTCTCGCACGCCATCGTCCTGGCCCCACACGATGATCCATGTGGCCGCAGCGGCACACCAGACGAGGACGAGACGAATGAGGAGCCATGGCCGGGTCCAGTCGGTATCCTTGGCCACTGGCGTCACATGATGTTCGAGCGGGCGAGCTTCGCCTCCACGTCAGCGCGGAAGGCGGGGTCGCGGTTGTAGAGCGGGTTCTTCATGTCGGCCGTCAGCTCCTGCGTGGAGCGATAGACGTCCGTCGAGGTGCCCTTGCCGGTGCCTCCGGTTAGGAGTTCCGGCGCTCGGCCGACAGCCGCCTCGTATTTCGAGAACAGCGCCACGGCGGCGAGCTTCACCTTGGCGGGGTCGCCGCTCTCGGTGATCTCGTTGTAGGCGATCAGCTCTTCGCGGGGCACGTTGGCCGCAGCCCACGTCACCAGCTCGGCATACTTGGCCTCGCCGCCGATGGCCTCGAAGACCGAGTTGCGGGCCGCTTCGGTGGCAGTCTCGGCCGAGGTGATCAGGCCGCTGATGTGCGCATCGACCACGGCGCGCGGGATGTTCTTCGCGGCCATCTCCGCATAGGAGGCGTCCGAGATTTTCCCGGTGTCGCGGTACTCGGCCTCGTACTTGTCATAGGCGAGACCGACCTCGGCGAGCGCGGCAGCGGCTTCGGCCTGCTGCGGCGGGACGTTGGCGTCCGCCTTATCGTCCGCCTTCGGGGCGCCCTTCTTGGCCAGCTCGTCATAGGAGGCGAGCAGCTCGTCATGCTTTATGACGCCCTTCTCGGCATCCCAGAACTGCTCCGGGAGGTTCGCCGGGCGTTCGGCCTTCGTGGTGGTCGCCGGCTGCTCGACGCCCGTCTCGGGCGTCTGGGCCTTCTCGAACACCTCAGCCATCGCGGCGTCGTACTCGGGCGTGCCCGGCAGCGGGGCGACGATCAGGTCAGGAATGTTGTCCGGTGGGGTGCTCAATGGGTGCCTCAGTGGGTGACGACGACGATCCCGAGCGGGTGCTCGGAGGCCGGCTTGGGGGTGGGTTCGGGGGTCTTCTCGGGCTCAGGCTCGGGGGCCTTACTGCGGGGCGCTTTGGCCATCCTGCTGGTTCCTTGGGTCCATCTGGTCGCGGATGATGTTCATGCCGGACGGGCCGAGCTTCTCCATCATCGCCTGCATCTGCGCCTGCTGCTGGGCCTGAGCCTGCTCTTCCGGCGAGCGGACGAGGCCGCTCATGTCGATGCCGAGGGCGGTGCCGCGACGGGTGATATACTCGCCAACGTTCACAGCCTGGGCGAGCGCCTCAGGGCCGAAGAGCTGGCCGATGCCCTGCACGAGGGCGTCGAGCTTGTTGAGATCGTGGCCTCTGCCGAGGGCCTCCAAGCCGGTCGTGATGGCCGGACGGATGATGCCCTTGGGCAGGCGCGGAAGGCGCTTGCTCTGCTCCATGGTGGCCATGAGGTTGGTCACGAGGGGGAGCTGGAACTCCTGCGAGAGGAGCGAGTAGACGCCGCCGAAGCCATCATCGATCTCGCTGGCGACGAAGCGGATTTCCTCGGCCGTCACGCGCTCGCCGTTCCGTTGGACGGACGAGTTCAGCATGAAGGCCATCGAGAGGCGCTGCTCGATCCGCTGCACGGTCTCCATGGCGACACGGAAGTCGGCATACTTGTCGAGCTGGAGGACGCTGACGTCCTGCGCATTGCCCGACCGCACAGCGCCGGAGGGGGCCTCGGTCAGGGTCTTGAGGGACGTGGTGCCGTTGGGGTTCACGAGGAACAGCACCTTGGCGGCAGCGGCCGAACCCTCGACGATGGCCTTGGTCAGGGCCTCAAGCGACCTCAGGTCGCCGATGTGCTCCTCGACGAAGCCGCGTCCATAGCTCTCGCCGTCCACCGAGGTCCACCGGAGCGGTATCCACGGGCACTTGTCGAGCGGGTACCAGCCCACGGAGCCGGGCATGACAAGGCCCTTGATCTCCTGCCGGATGGTCCACTTGGTCGGCGTGCGTTCGATGATCGTGAACAGCTCAAGCGTCTTCTCGGGAGACTTGCCGTTCGACATCGTCTCCTTCTCCTTGGGGAGAGCGCGCTGGACCTCAGGCGGCAGCACGGACGCAGAGACGTTTTCCTTGGTGATGATCTGCAGGACGTTGCCCATCGGATCGCGGAGGATCACGTAGCGGTCGAGCGTGAAGACGCGCATGCCGCCCTTGGGCATCAGGAAGAGGAGGACGTTGCCGGCGACGATGAGCTGCTTGAGGGCCTCGAAGGCCTGCACGCGGATCGCCGTGGTTTCGATCTCGGTCTGAACCGAGCGTTCGATCTTGTTGAGGGTCTTTTCGACCTCTCCGCGCATCCCCTCGCGCTGCGTCATGCGCTCCAGCGTGAAGTCGTCGATGACGAGGCGGAAGAACGGGGAGTTGGGAGGGAAAAGGGCGAGGAGGAGCTTGGCCGCGAGGTTGTTGAGGCCACGGGCGCCGATGCCCTGGAAGGGCTGGTAGAGATTGGTTGCTCCGGTGGTGCCCTCGGGGGGCATCAGGGCCGGGATTGTCAATCGCGACGCGGCGCGTGCGCGGGTCAGGAACGGGTGGCGTTCGCCCTCCAACTGGCTGTATCGGCCAGAGGCGGACAGGACCATGGGGCTATCCGACCGGAATGTTCAGGCCGGTGCCGCCAGCGCCGCCGCCCGTCGAGAGCGGAATGCGGAGGGCATTGCGGCCCTTCTTCTTGGCGCGCTCGTTGGCCGTGTTCGAGTTGACCTCGGCCTGCGGGTCAGCCTGCGCAACCTGTGCGCTGGGCGCGGCGGGGGGCGGCGCTGCCGCTGGCGTCTCCACCTTGGGGACTTTAACTTTGCACATCGGCACCTTCGTCAGGACTGGTGATGGGGTTCTGCTGCTCGAAGACGAACCTCAGGTACCGGACGACCTTCCGCTCGCCGCCTCTCTCGCGGATGCGGTCGAGGGTCTCGGTGATGTCGGGGGTCTTCTCGGGGAAGGCGTTATCGAGGGCGATGAGAAGCTGCTCGGTGACGAGCGGGAAACGCGAAATGTCCATGAAAATGGCGCCTAGGTTTCCTGGGGTGGGGGGTAATTGGCGGGGGCAGAAAAGGGGGCCGAAGCCCCCTCTCCGTCGTCAGGGGAAGCGGTCGAGAACGCGCTTCGCGAGGTCTTCGAGCGTGCCGTCATTGACGATGGTCATGTCGAACTCGAAGTCGTCGAGCAGGCCCTCATAGCGGGAGTAACCGGCCCGCGAGGGGTTCGGTCGGTCCACGCGAACGGTCACGCCACCAGCCGCGCGGATGGCCTCGAACTCGTTCGGGAAGCGCATGTCGTCGATCACGACGCGAGCGCCTGCGTCGATCATCTGCTGGGCTGTGGCCATGGCCACCTTCTCCCAGAGCTTAGTGTCCACCGCCTCGCGGCCCCAATCAGTCCCGAGGGTCTGCATGAGGTGGCGCGGGGTGATGGTCTCGAAGCCGGGGATCACGGTCTCTTTGAGGTCGCCCTCAACCATCCGCTCGATGAGCCGATACGAGATGCTCATGGAAGCGAGGAGGCCCCGCGTCATGGCCTTGAGGGGGCCGGCGAACTTGACCGGCTCGAACCCGCGATGCCAGAGCATCTTCGCGACCTCGGACTTCCCGCTTCCCGCCTGCGAACTGTAGAGCCCGACTAGGGACGGCCACTTTTTCACGGGGTCCATAGGATCGGCTCCTTCTTCTGGAAGTCATAGTCGGAGGCGCGGAGGATGCGGGCGACGCGGGCCTGCGTGAGGGCCTCTTCCTCGCCGAGGCCGGCCTTCTCATAGGCTGCGACCACCTGCGTCCAGAGCCACTCGACGCGGGTCATCTCGGGATCGACAGGGCCGTCAGGCATGGCTGCGAGGATCTTCTCAGCCGCCTTCGGGCCGACGCCGGGACAGCCCTTGTAGCCGTCCGTCTGGTCGCCGATGAGCGTCTGGTAGAGGTGCCAGTAATCCGCCTCGTCCTCGGTGACGTTGACGATGCCGGTCTCAAGATCGCGGCAGTAGAGGCCGGGGATCGTCTTCATGTCCTTGTCGATGGACACGATGATCTTCTCGCCCTTGAGCTTCGGCCATGTGGCGAGGATGCCCATGACGTCGTCGCCTTCGAGGTTCGGTCGGAGGTAGGCTTGGCGTTCGCTGATCAGCCACTCGCGGATCGCCTTGAGGACGAGCGGCTTCTTCACCTTGGCCCGGTTGCCCTTGTAGGTGGGCAGGACGGCCTTGCGGAAGTTGGTGTCGCTGTCGGTCAGGCAGAGCTTGACGTCGGTGGCTGAGAGCTTGTCCTTGAGGTAGGCGATCTCGGTGTCGATGGCGTCCCTCACCGCGAACTCGTCGCAGCTCCAGGTCCAGTAGCCATCGCCCCAATCTGTCGCCACCTCGGCGGCGGACGCGCAGCTATATGCCAGCACGTCCGCGTCGATGAGGAGGATGCGGCCCCCCTCATTCGATGGGCGGGTCATCCAGTGGTTCCTCATGGAGGTAGAGGTAGAGGGGCGTGACTTCGTCCCTGTACCGTGGGTGGAGGTTTTCGAGGGCAGCATCGGCGCTCTCGAAGTGGCGGGCGCCCTCCAGAGGTGCCCAGCCGCGATGACGGCCGGGCCACGCTCGGAAGAGCCCCGTGCGGGTGTTGTGAAGGACGACGATCAGCTCTCGTCCTCCATGCCCTTGAGCGCCCACAGGTGGCGCAGACCGAGCGGGGTGATCTTCCACTCGGAATTGTAGAAGCCGGCCGCGACCTTGGTGGTCAGGTAGCCGTCGCTCGCCGCCATGGCGATGAGGTTCGCGGCCTCGCGGGCGAAGTCGCTCTTGGTCGTGAAGGTGCCCTTCCAGGCACGGTAGAGGACGTCAGTGAGTGTCGGCCCAGTTGCGACCGACTTTACTTTCGCCGCCGATAGGGACGCGGAATTTGAAGTGTTCACCTGCTTGCTCCATGGATTGGACGATGATCTTGCCGACTGCATCAGCGATGTCCTCTTTGGTTTCGATCTGAAGTTCATCGTGGATGTGAGCGACAAGCGCCCAATCACGGCCGAATACGTGCCCTTGCTTCAGGAGATTGTCGTATCCGAACACCGTTGCTTGCTTGGCGATGAGCGCCCCTGCGTTCTGCAGAAGGGTGTTCAGGGCCGAGTGAGCGGAGCGGACGTGGAGGATGCGACCGTCGAGCGCGCGGAGCTGTTTGGTCTCCTTGACGCGGGCCTTGACGTCTTCGAGCAGGCGGGCGAGCGCCGGGGTCTGCTTGAGGAAGCGGGCCTTGAGCAAGCCGCCCTTGACGACCGTGGCGATGGCGAGCTTTTCGAGGGGACGCTTGTCCTTCCTGAACCGCTCGACCGCACGGTCCCAGCGCGAGCGCTGCTTGGCGAGGTATTCGTCGGCCTCCTCAAGGGAGACGCCGACAATCGACCCGAGCTTCTCGTCGCCGGCCCCATAGAGGAAGGCGTAGATGAAGGTCTTCGCGATGTCGCGGCCCTTGGCGGTCTTGCCGAAGACGACGTAGGTGGCCTTGGGATCTAGCCCGAGTGCCCGTGCGTTCAGCGAGTGGACGTCGGTGCCGAGCGCAGAGCTTCCCTCGACCACGGCCTTGCCATAGGCGCCGCCATCGTAGCGGGCCATATAGTGGGCGAGGCAGCGCAGCTCGACGCCGGCCAAGTCCGAGCCGACCAGCACGAGGCCGGTGGAGGCGAGGAACAGCGAGCGGCATTCGAGCCCATAGGGGGAGCCCACCTTGGGCACCTGAGCGACGTTCGGGTTGCTGTGCGTGCAGCGCCCGGTCACCGCTCCGTTGGTGTTGACGGACCCGTGGATGCGCCCGTTGCGCTCCAGCCGGAGCCACGCTTGGTCACCCTCTGCGATCTGCCCGATCCGTTTCTCGACGAGGAAGTGCTCGGCGAGGACGGCGGCTTCTGGGAAGTCCAGCTTCGAAAGGATGGTTTCGTCGATCTTCGGCTGGCCGGACGGAGTATACTCCATCGGCATCCAGCCCTTCTCGATCAGCCGCTCGGCGATCATCTGGCGGGACGAAGGGTTGAACTCGACGACGTGCTCCTTGATGAAGGGAACACCCTTCACGTAGCCGCGCGTCTTGTTGTTGACCTTCGGGATGAACTCTTCGCGGACGATCTTCGGCTTGAAGGTCTCCTGCAGCTTGCGGGCGATCTCGAGCCGCTTCTTGACCAGCTCGGCATAGAGCCGCTGGGCGCCGGCAACGTCGAAGGCGAACCCTCGGCGCTCCTGCATCGCGATGATCTCGGCGAAGCGGTGTTCGAGATCGATGGCCTGCTGCGAGTAGTCCTGCTCGACGACCTTGCGCCAGAGCGCGTAGCCGACCTCGCCGTCCTGCATCACATAGTCCTGCATCTCGGGGGACCACTGGTCCCAGATGCCGGGGAGCTGCTTGCCGTTGGCGTCCTTGCCGTACTCGCCCTTCATGAGCCCCATGCGGTAGCCCCAGGCTTCGAGGCTATGGGAGCCGATGAGCCGGCCGGGCATCTTGCCGGCGAAGGCCAGCCGCTGGTCGCCGTCGATCAGGTCGGAAAAGATCAGCCGGGTGCAGACGAGGGTGTCGGTGACCTTCCCCTTCGGCTTGAACCGGGGGTAGACCTTCTGCAGGGCCGGGCCGTCGAACTTGATCCAGTTGTGGCCGATGGTCTCGTCGGCCGCTTCGAGGCGTTCGAGGGCCATGGTGATCGGCCGGTGGCCTTCCTGATCCGCATAGCCGATGGCCTCTCCGGTGCGGGCGTCCTTGATGACGATGCAGTGGACCCGGTCGAGGGTTTCGAGGAAGCCGTTCGTCTCGATGTCGGAGACGAGGACGGTGCCGGTGATGGCCGGCGCTCGCTTGAGGGACTTAGGGGGGATGGGGCGGGTCTGGGCGTGGCCCTTGGGGAACCACTCGCGAGCCAGCGCACCGGCCAACTTGCCGGTGGCGGTCGTTTCGTCAGTCATGGGGATTGCCCTCTCGCTGGAGTGGCGCAACAAAAAACCCGCCGAAGCGGGTTGTTTTGATCGTCAGGTTGATGGGGGTCAGGAGTGCCGGTATCGGGTCCGGTAGGCGCGCTCCTCGGCCTCGCGCTGGCTCTCGCCCGGTAGGCGGAACTCGCGGAGCCACAGCAGGACGCCGAGCGGGGCATCGGTGTGCAGCTCGCCAGTCCTCGTCCAGCCGTCCGGCGAGTGCCGGAAGTGGACGTAGAAGCGGATGACGTGAGTGTCGAAGCGCCCGAGCTTGGAGCAGTCGGGGTAGGCATCAGGCGCCAGAGGGAATGGCGGCATGACGCCGACGTTGAAGGACGCCATGGTCTGGCCGTCCTTGTGCCGCAGCGGGCCGGGGATGTGCTTGGGGATGTGCCCGAGAAGCCGCTCGGGGTTCTTCGCGTCGCGGACTTCGATCATGGTTTCATTCACGAGCAGTATTCCCGAGTTTGCTTCCAAAGAACTTCGCTTACGCGACCTTGGTTTATCTCCAGCTTTGCAGCGATCTGGTGGTTGGCGAGGCGCTCACGGAAGTGGAGATGGAAGATTTTCTCCCGCACTTCCGGCGTCACCTTTCGGCTTACCGTTGGACTTCTCAGGTGGGACTGGCGCCGCTTCCGGTCCCTCAACTCCGTGATGACGGCAACAGCACCAGTCATTCCCTCGGCGGTGAGAGCCGCCACAGCGTCGTCAAACTTCATCTATTCACTCGTGCATAGGTTGGTTCAGAAGGGGATGTCGTCGTCATAGGCCGTGGTGCTGGTGGTCGAGGTGCCGTAAGCGGCCTCGTTCACGAACCCGGTGTCCTCGTCAGGGGAGACGGTCTCGAACAGCCGGCCCGTCTCGGTCTCGTATCCGAGGTAGACGGTCTTGCCGGTGCCGCGCCCGGTATAGCGATCCTTGAGAACCCGGAAGGTCGTGATGGATCGCCAGCGCTCGTCTTCGGCCTGCTGGTCGCGCTCAAGGCCGAACATATAGTGGCACCAGAAGCCGATGGCTCTGGAGCCCTTGAAGTGCCGGATCATCACGCGCCCGCCTTCCTCATGCGGCTTCCCTTCGGGGGTCGCGAGGTGGGAGACGAGGTGGATGACGATGCCCAGCTCTTTCACGAGCGCGCCCATGTCGGCCATGATGGCTTCGAGGGCCTTGCGCTCGTCCTCGGCTGCGGCGGCGAGCGCCGTGAGGTGATCGACATAGAACAGCCGGACGCCCTCAGAGTGCGCGAGGTACCGGATGGTCGAGGCGATGACCTCCCAATCGGTGGCGCCGAAGCTGTCATAGAAGAACAGGTGGTCGTCGGCTTCGAGGCGTTCGATGACCTTGACCAGCTCGTCCTGCGTCCACGACCCGTCAGGGATATGGAACGCCTTGCCAGCGAACTTGCCGGCCACGCGCTTGGCGGTCTCGACCGGCTGCTGCTCCAGCATGAACAGCCCGACCTTCTCGTGCAGCACGTCCACGTCATACTGGATCTGCTGCGTCAGGAAGTCGGTCTTGCCGATGCCGGTGCCCGCGCCGAAGGCGTAGATTTCGCCCATGCGCCGGCCATAGGTGAAGCTGGTCAGGCTCTCCGAGAACCACGGAAGGCCCTGCGCCACGGGGGCGAGGACGCGCTCCTTGATGTCGCTGAGCTTGACGACGCCGTCCGGCCGATAGGGCTTGGCCTGCCAGATGGCGTTGATGATCTGCTCGCCCTTGCCGGCCTGCATCAGCTCGCTCGGATCTTTCATGGGGAGCGAGGCGAGCTTGCACTTGCCGGGCGGGAACAGCACGGCGCATTCCTTGGAAGCCGCCTGCCCCGGCTCGTCCATGTCGAACATCAGCACGACTTCGTCGAAGGTGCAGAGCCATTCGAGGTTGCGGGCGATGTCCTTCTTCGCCGCCTTCGAGCCCTTCGGGATCGACACGACGGGCCACTTGTTGCCCTGCATCTGGCTGACGGTCAGGCAGTCGATCTCACCCTCGGTGACAACGACCTTCTTCCCGCCTGAGCCCCAGAGGTGCTGGCCGAACAGCTCGACGTCCGACATATCGCCGGTCGCGAACATGCCGTCCTTGTCCTTGGGGCGGACCTTGGTGGCGACGATCTCGCCGTCCCGGTGGTAGGGTGCGATCTGCACCATGCGGCCATCGCTGAGCTGGCCCACGCGGTAGCCGAACTTCCGGCATGTCTCCTCGGTAATGCCCCGCGAGCGGAGCGCCTGATAGTCGCCGTCATAGAAGAGGTTCGCGGCCATCTTGGGTCTCCTGGGGGATTGATGATCTGAGGCGCCGTCGCCCGGCTCGAAGTGCTCACAGCCGAAACAGAAGGCGTGGCCGTCCGAGTAGCGGGCGAGGTTGTTCCTCGACCCGCACGCGGGACACGGCTCCTTGCGAATGAAGGAGCTGTCGTCTTTCATGGGTGTGGCGACGTCAGGTGTGCGCGCCGCTAAAGCGGATGGCGATGGCAGCGAGGAGGGCGACGATGCCGAAGCCGGCCGCCATCGTGATGAGGAGACCGGCGAGCGCAAGGGCGCATGAGTGCTTAGACCTTGGCACCTCGGGCGGCAGGTAGAGCGGTCCCATTGGCGTGATCCTTCGCGGTGGGCATGGGGATGGGCCGCACTTCCCGGACGTCCACCCCCGGCCCGAAGTGGGCACGGAGGGCTTGGTACTGGGCGGGCGGCAGGAAGACGGTGAGCCTGGGCTCAGCCATCAGTTGACCCAGAGCCGGCGCTTGGCGATGCGGCGGTGGCCCTTCGTGGCGTGGAGGAACAGCAGGTGCGTGCTGTCCGAGCCGATGAGCCGCATCTTCGGGCTCACCAGAGCGTTCCAGCGCGCGGCCTTCATGGCCTCATAGGTCGTCAGCGGGCGCGGGGCGGCGGCGACTTCATCGGTGATGACGGTGGTCTCGTTCATGATCACGCGGCCTTCCGGTTGCCGTTGCGGGAGTTGCGGAGGACGAGCGAATAGTCGGCGTAGGGGTAGCCGTGGATGTCCTCCTTCATCGTGGTCACGATGTTGTGGCCGCGCTTCTTGAGGTCGTGGATCGTCGCCGCGAGGCGCGTGCCATAGCCGAGCACGAGGGCCTCGCCCTGCGACAGGCTCTTGCCCGACAGGAGGTGGTTCAGGACTTGGTCGTAGCGGGTCTTGGACATGAGATTTTCCCGGTGGTTGGGTGCGTAAAAACGCGAGCGGCCCCCGCTCCGGTGGGAGACAGGGGCCGCGTTCAGTGGGCGGTAGAGGGGTGGGCTAGGTCACGAGCCGGTTGATCTTGGAGGCGATGACGTCCGCCTTCAGGGCCTCGTCGGATGCGGCCTGAGCTGCCAGCCGGATGCGGCCAGCTTCTGCGACCAGTTCCAGAGCGCGGTCGTGCTCGGCGATGGCGTGGGCCTTCAGGTCATCGACCATCTTGGTGAGGCTCCCCGTCAGGGAGGCCACGGTCTTGCGGCGGCGGAAGAGCTTGAGCATGTGCGTGGTTCCCTTAGAGGCGGACGGTGAGCGCCGACTTGCGCGGCAGGACGGACGAGGCGACAGCCTCGAAGACGACGAAGGTCTCGCCGATGTGCTTCTCGGCCATGATGCGGGAGACGGTCTCGGCCTGATCGAGCGAGCTGTAGGTCTTCGGCGATGCGCTCGGTGCCGGCTTGCCGTCCTTGAGGACCGCGACGATGAACGTCTTGGTGACCGCAGCGCCGGGGTTGGTTGCGACCGGAGCGGGCGCCTCGGGGACCAGTTCGAGGTGCTGGGCATCGAACCAGCCGATGGATCCGCTGAGCCAGACCATGTGGCGGTCGACCCTTACGACAGTCCGGACGCCCCGCCCGGTGGAGCCATCCTTGTGGCGGACCTTGTCGCCCGGCTTGAACGCCGGCGCGTTTTCGACTTTCTCGAAGCAGTCCCCGCTCCAGTTGCGGGACACCTTTCCGCTAGCGCCACGGACGCTGATGCGGGCGAAGACGCTGGCCGCTGGGGCCATGACGGTATAGGGGCCGATGCCAGCCTCTTCTTCGAGGATGCGCTGGTGGCTGGGGACGGTGTCGGGACCGAGCTTGACGGTATCGCCGATCTTGAACTTCGCGATCATGTTAGGTTTTCCCGTGAGTTGGGTGCGTAGAAACGCGAGCGGCCCACCTCGGGATGAGGCAGGCCGCGTTTGGGTTTGCTGGGGTGGGGGGTAATCCCCTCCCCGGCCGTCAGACGTTGGCGTATTCAGGAATGGCGTCGAAGCACGGGCACTCTTTGATGCGCTCGTTCGGATCGACGCGACCGTTGCCGTTCTTGTCGGGGGAGAAGTCCCGGTGTCCGAGCACCTTGGCGCCCGGATAGGACGCCTTGAGCTGCTTGATCAGGCACAGCATCGCGGCCTTCTGGGCCGGCGTGCGGGTGTCCTTGGCCTTGCCCTTGGCGTCCACACCTCCGACGTAGGAGAGCGAGACGGTGGTGGCGTTGTGGTTCTGGACGTGGGCGCCGACCGTATCGACCGGGCGACCGGCCTCGACCGTGCCGTCCAGGCGGATGATGAAGTGGTAGCCGATGGCGGTGAAGCCCCGCTGCCGGTGCATCTTGTCGATGTCCTTGGCGGTGAACTCCGCGCCCTCGGGGGTGGCGGTGCAGTGGACGACGATGGCGTCCGTGGTCTTGCGCTTAGCGAACAGGCTCATCGAACCATTCCTTCGGGATGCGCTTGTCCGCGAACTTGAAGCCGTTCTTGATGCACCAGTCTGCGTAGCTGGTCGGGCTCCCCTTTCGGATGCGCGTTTTGCTGTTGGAGAAGACGAACCGGATGTCGAGTTCGGGGTGCTGAGCCTTCACGAGGATGTGCTTTTGGCGATCCTCCGTGTCGAACTTGCCCTTGGTCTCGATGATGATCAGGTTCGGGAGGCGGAAGTCTGGGGTATACTTCGACTTGCGCTCCGGTCGGACGTACTCGATCTTGAACGTCTCGTATTCAGCTTCAATGCCGGCTTCGGCAATCTGCTTCGCGATGACGTCTTCGAGGCCCGACCGGAACCCTTTGGCGATAGCTGCGTCCCTGACCGCCGACTTGCGGGGCGGTGGGAAGCCGGCCATCAGAAGTCCGCGCTGCCGTCGTCGGTGGCCACGCGGTCGTCGGCCTCGGTGGCCTCGCCGTCTTCCGATGCCTCGGCACCATCCTCGGGCTCCTCATAGGAGTAGCCTTCCTCCTCGCCGAAGCCGTGGCTCGACGCGGTACGCTGACCGCCCTGGACGAGGTCGAGGATCTGGACGCCCTTGAGCGCCAGCTTGAGGCCGGCCGCGCCGGTACCGGGGATGAAGTACGGGCTGGCCTCGAACGAGACCTTGCCGATGGTGCCGCCCCAAATCTCGGGGGCCTTGCGCATCGCGTTGCCGCGAGCATCGTAGATGTCCGGCTTGCGGTTCCAGCGCTTCGGCTTGCGGCCTTCCTTCGCGGCCATCTCCTCTTCCTTGCGGGAGATGCCGGACGCCTTCATGGCGAACTTGAACTCGATGAAGCCGGTCGGCTCCTCGGTCTCCTGATCGTAGAGCGTCGTGAAGAGGTCGTTCGGCTTGACCGCGCCGAGCTTCTTGCGGGTCTCGACCTTGAGCTTCTTGAACTCCTCCTCGGCACTGGCGATGGCCGCGTCATAGAGCGGCTGCAGCGTGAGCAGGAACTTGTCGGTGACCGGCTCGCCGGCCTTCATCACGCCCTTCAGCGAGAACTCGCCGTCCGGCTTGGGATAGTCCTTGGAACCGTAATCGACCTTGTCGAGCTTCGGGAACTTGAAGACCAGCCGGGGGCTGGTGAACTTCGGGAGGGATTTGCGGGCTTCTGCCATGGGATCTCGCTATGTGCGGAAATGCAAAAGGCCCCGGAGGGGTTAGCTCCGGGGCCGTGCGTGGGGGGTGTTCAGGTGTTGGGGTAGAGGCGGCGCAGCTCGGCCGCGTATCGCCGCCAGCGCCACTTGATGCGGTGCCAGCGGCGCCAGTTCGGGGAGTTCCAGCGGAGCATTCGATCAGCCCTTCGGAACCACGGTGGCGAACTTGTAGGAGTGGCCGTACTGCGCCACCTGTCGCGTCCACAGCTCTGCCGCGCGGTCGGCGGCGGCTTGGGTGGAGAACTCGACGGAGGTCACGACCGCCCCGCTATCCGAAGATGAGGGGATGACGGTCAGGATGAGGACGTGCGGGCGGTCCTCACGGGCCTTGGGGCGCGGTTCGTAGCCTGCCATGTCAGACATCAGCAGGGGCACTCCGCGCCGGGCTTGGCGATGATGGTGCCGACCGAGTTGGACAGGAGGTTCCAATAGGCCGGCGACGGGTTCGGATTGGGGACAACGATAGGTGTCACGACGGGCACCGAAGAGGAGGTCGAGGAGCATCCCGCCACGATGGCGAGGATGAAGCCGATAACGAGACAAACCATGCAGAGGTTGATGCGGTCACGCATTGGACAGCTCCACGGAGCCTTCGAAGTATGCCCAAACAGAGGGGTCGGTTGCCGGCAGAAGACCCTCGTGGTGAACGCCGACATGGGAGCAGAGGCGTCCGTTTCCACGAACGATCACCGTCCCTGCCGTTTCCGCCGTGAATAGGATAACGGCGTCATTAAGCCTCGCCCTCATGAGGACCGGGTACGCCAGCGGACGGGGTGTGGATGAAGACTTGACGGACACTTTCACTGGCGATGCCTCCGCTCCAGCGAGGGCACGTCATAGCCGTCCTGCATCAGCTTGGCGGCGAGCGTCAGGGAGATGTTCCGGCCCGACCGCCAGATGGCGATGGCCTCGCCGAGGTGGCTGTCGTAGCGGGGGGTTTCGTTGGTGGTCATGGGGTTCTCTCGGTTGTCGAGGGGCGATAGCGCCGTGGGTTTGCTGGGGTGGGGGGTAATCACCTCCCACCTCGGTGTTTTATCCCTAGGGTGCATAGATCACATGAAAAAGAACGTGCTCTGGAGCACCAGATTGAGGTCCAGCGCGCCCTTAGGCGGGAGTTCGGGGAGCTGCGTGCCTTCCGGCAACTGCCCCTGCAGCTCGTCCCGGAAGCGGGCCAGAACGTCGTCCTCATACATGCTTACGAACTCCTCCCTGAGTGCCCTGGCGAGGACCGGGGCGTTGACGGCGTGGGTGCCATAGCTGTCGTGGATGAAGCTGAACGACCGGATGCCGAGGTCGCGGCAGCGGGCGATGGTGCGGCTCATGTGCGAGCTGTCGAGCGAGTGGACCCAGTTCGGGCTGATGCCCGAGGCCTGCTTCCGCGTGTCGATCTTGGCCCCGCCATCACCGTCAGCCGCACCCACGGTCAGGCGCAGGCGCACCTTCTCGAAGGTCAGCTCAAGGCGCTTGACGCTCGGGAGCGTATAGGCCTGATGGACGAGGAACCCGGTCGGCGTGGTCCAGAGGACCGGCAGACCCTGCGAGGCGGCAATGCTCGCGGCCGACTGGAGCCAGTTCATGGCCGCAGCCGCAGCCACGACGACCTCCTGCACGGCGTCCCAGATGAGCTTGCCCATATAGTCCGCAGCTTGCCAGCCGCTGCCCTCGAAGGGGAACTCGGCGGGCTGCTCGCGCTTCCACGGGGCGACCGTGTCCTCGAACACCTGCTCGATGAAGCCGAAGCGACGAGCGCCATAGGCGAGCGTCATCACCGGCCGCTTGGTCACCTTGCGGTTGACGTGGCCATACCAGCCACGGGCGATGCTGGAGATGGTCGGGCCGTCCACCTCAATGGCCTTGCCCTCGGCGTCCTTCCTCTTGAGCTTGATGACGGTGTGGTTGTCGAGGTCGGCCTCGACGCGCTTGGCCACCTTCTCGGCCACGCGGCTGTAGACGTCCTGCGGGCGGTCGGCCGGGACGAGGTTGACGGCAGCGCCGCCGATCTCATCGCGAAGGATCGCCGAGAAGTTCTGCAGCCCGTTGCAGGTGCCGTCCATCTGGACCGGCAGGGAACTCTCGAAGGCATAGCCCTCGGTCTTCCAGCCGAGCCAGTCGAAGCAGAACGCGAGCGCCTGCCACGGCTTCTCGGCATCGGCCCAGAAGCGGTTCTCGAAGGGGTCACGAGCGGACGCGAGGATGGCTTCCTCGTTGTCCATGATCCACTGGACGCGCTCCTCCACCGAGACCTTGTCCACGCCCCACAGGCCGGCGCCATGAATGGCGAGCCACTGGACGCCTTCATCGTCCGTCAGGGGGCAGGCGTTGGCGAACTCGAGAAGCCCGCGCTGGGCGTCGTTGCCCTGCGGGTGCAGGAACAGGGTGACCGGATAGATGCGGCCACGCCAGTCGAGCTGATGCGGGAAGAAGAACTCCTCCTCGTCCTTGAAGCGGTTGGCGACCATCAGCATGCGGGTCCACGAGATGCGCTTGCTCTTGGAGGTCGTCACCGTTTCATGGGCGCGGGCGCGCTCCTTCTTCCAGCCCCGGAACTCGTCGATCTGGGCCGGGTTCATGTCCTCCTCGGTCATGCCTTCGGCCAGCCAGCGGAGACGCTCGGGCATCAGCTCTTCCAGCTTCGCCTGCGTCGGGATCTTCGCGATGTCGGAGCGCGTCTGCCAGAGGCTCTGCATGACCTCCAGAACGCGCTTGTTGATCGCCCAGGGCGTGTCCTGCAGGGCGTTGATGGCGTCATAGACCACCGGCATGTCGCGACCGGCCAGCTCGTTCAGGTAGGCCCGGCTGCGGGTCTTGACGAGCGTCAGGCGGCGCACCCTGCCCGACCAGTAGCCGCCCTCGAAGGGCGTGGTCCACGGCTTCGGCGGGATGACGGTCGGCAGGTAGACCGGGGTCATCCACTCGGCGTTCTTGTTCTCCCTCTCGATCCACTCCAGCGTCTCGGGCGTGGCCTCGACGTAGTAGGGCGTGTTCGATGCGCCCTCGGAGACGCGCACGATGCGGGCCAGCCCGGTCGCGGCGATGAACAGCTCGATCATCTTGGTGCCGACCAGCACCTTGTCGCGGGGCGACCACTCCTCCAGCTCGACGCCCATCTTGCGGGCCGGCCCGAGCATCACGTTGCGGCGGCGGCGCTCGCTGGACGTCTTCTCGGCGACCCGGTGCATCTTCTTGAAGCCAGCGGGGGCCGCTGCCTCGAACGCACGGAAGTGGATCTCGTCCTCGATCAAGGTGGACAGGGAGGTGGCAGCAGACGGCAGCTTCTCGCGCCGGCTGATGCTGTCCAGCACCGAGCGCATGGTCAGGTGGGCGACCACGTCAACATCGTCGATCAGCTTGAGGAACTTGATCGCGCTGTGGCGGACGCCAGCCTTGCCCGAGCTGGCCTCGGCCATGAAGGCCTCGATAGCTGCGACCACGGCGCCGTGGGTGTGTCCCATCAGACGGCGGACGGTTTCGGTGCGGCTCTCGTTGCCCTTCTTCTTGGCCTTGTCGAGGGCCTCCTTGAAGCGGGTGATGCCCATAGACCGCATCGCCTCTTCGAGGTTGAGCTGGTCTTGGAAGCGCGGATGGTCGTTCATGATTGTCCTCGTCGATGCGTTGGACTGGAGGGTTGCTACCCGAGGTCGGATAGGTGCAGGCACACCTCTCCCCTCAGGGGCCACTTAGGTGGTCCCTCTAGGGGTTGGTGGGTGGTGGTGGGGATCTCAGGTCAGCCTCAGCTCGACCTCAGTTCCACTTAATGGGCCTCTCCTGGGGTGGGGGGTATCCCCGGCCAGCGCCTTGTCTGCTGGGGTGGGGGGTAATCGCCCTCCCCTAGTACGCGGCTCGCTTGAGGGCCTTGCTCGCGGACCGCAGCGAGCCGCCATAGGCCACCACGTAGGCGATGAGCTTGAGCCGCTTGTACCGGGTCGATCCGCGCTCGGCGGCGTGCAGCATCGTGACCACATGGGTCAGTCTGGTGTGGCCGCGACTGGCCACAAGCTCCTCCAGCGGGTGCAGGACGAGGCGGGGACGGGTCAGTGTGGGGGGCATTCTGGTCCTCTCTGGCCACCGGGTGTGGCCGTGGCCGGCTTTCGTGGCCAGCAGATGGGGGTATATATCCTAGGGTGCATACTATCAAGTCAAAATAAACCCGGGGTTTCCCTCGGGTTCTTTACTGCTCGCCACCGTTCAAACCTTGGGGTGGGTACTATGCACCATCGGAACCTAAATCCAGCGTGTCTACCAATTCCACCACGCCCGCAGCTGCCGTTTTTATTGGTCCGGCCAAGGCGCCGCCTCTATAGCATCCGCAAGGGTCGGGTCAATCAAAAAGCCGCTGGAA